TAACGAATAGGATCAAAAGGCGACTTCCAAGACGTATAATGCATAATAAGATTATTCTTATGCATAAAACCAATTACACGATCCTGCTCAGGATTAAAAACATCAAGACTATCAGTATAATACAAACCAAGATTATCCTTAGTAAGATTACGAACACTAGCCCCATCAAAAAACATAATACCACTCTTACCAGACCAGAACACACCACCGCCATACTCAACAATACTCGACGGGCACAAACATCCCTCAGGCACTAGTTGCTCAACACTAAAATTAGTACGATCATTACCACGAAGAATATACGTACGATCCTCAAGAAACACAAGAAGACCAGCACTAGAAGCGCCCAATCCTCGGAACTTGCTCTTACCCGGAAAAATAATACTATCCGCAGCCTCAAGAGACAAATCTACGGCTTCGTGATCATGCGCAGCACTAAACACAACACGATTAGTATTCTGATCATCATTAGCAAGATTACCATACCACTGATAACCAGCATAAACACTAGTATACAAACCACCAAAATTATTAATAGCGCGCTCGCTCACACGATAACTCTGAGGAAACGACGTACTAGATCCCGGATCCCGCATAACATACTCTTCGCCTTCAACCACAATACCCGTATGCTCATAAAAATCAAAATTAGTATTATCAGTAATAGTATTAACCCTACCAAAATAAGCATTATCACTAGCACGATAAACATTCCAACCAGCAACATTAGCAGAACGCCAATGACCCTCACCACTAGTACCAACCGTACCACTAACAGCATCAGTACCAGTAGTAAGAGTAGACGTAGAAAGAAGACCACGACCATGCACATGCTCATACGGCCTAACACTAACAAACTTCAATGTTAAACTACCATAAGGAGTATCAGTATCAAACTCTCCAGCACTAGGAGTAGCCTTACCAACATTTTGATTAATACTGCTTAACCAAATAAAAGGATGCTTCTCCAAAGTAACAGTATTAGGATCAACATCCTTTACAACACCAATATACCTATAATCAGTAGCAGAAATCTCAACATACACAAACTGACCAATACTAATATCAGCATCATCAGGAATAGAAAAATCATTATCTAACGTACCGTGCGTATGCGTACTACTGCCATGCCCACCACTAAAAAACCCGGGAACATTAGAAAAATCCACACTACAAGAAGACTTAGAAGTACCACTATACCCGCCACGCCAAAAAAACTGGTAATGCGTATCAGAATTAGCAGGATCATCCGCAATACTAACCCACAAACCACCACCAAGCGCAGGCTTAGCACTAACAATACTAAGCGGAGTTACATCAAACGGAAGCGTCTCTTCGCCAAGAAACGTAAACGTATTATCAAAAACACGCAGAATAGTACGCCGATCAGCGCCAGTCTCCTCATAAGAATCAACAAGCATACCAATACGCTCAGCACCAGTAGGATCATACGTAGACAACACAGCAAGAATACGCTCATCCTCAACACCAGTACGAGTAAAATCCGTAACCTCTTTAAGACCCGTAACAGGATTAGTCTTATACAAATCAAACTTATCAAACGGGCCGCGCCTACGCATAAGCCCTGCACGATCAAACAAAACATCCTGCGACCAGCGAACAAACGACTCAGGAATAAGCGTACCCGGAGCAGCCTGATTCATACCCTCAACAGCACCAATCTGATTAACAAACGTCAAAGCCAAGCCGGATCACCCCCTAATCCTAATAATTCCAATCATACGCATCCGAAATAATATGCACACGCTCAGTACGATCATACTGCTGCACCCACAAATCATTCCGCATCTGCTGATAACGAGACTCAAACAAATTCTGAAACGCCGCAACCTGCGGATCATCATTAACAAGAAACGCCTTCACAAGAGCACCATACAACACAATACTATGATGACGAGAAGGAATAAACCACGCACCAGTACCAGTAGTCTCAGTCGCCGAAACAGGCGTACGAGTATAAAACAAACGATACGTAGTGCTACCCTTAACAGAAGGATAAACAAACAACTCCTCACCAACAAAATAATAATGCTCAGGATACGTATCCAAATCATTAATACGATAATTCTTCTCAATAACATCGCCACGCTCAGGCGTCATAACAACATCATTAGTCGTATCAATAAAACTAAGCACAGTATTCACATTAGTCGGACTACCAGAAAAACTCTGATTAGTAATTTGCGTAGTACCACTAGGCGCAGTAAACGTACTCACAACCTCCAAAAAAGGCCAAGGCTCGCGCGTAACAACATCAAAATAAGCCTCATTAAGAAGCGTCAACTTCTGCTCATCCTCAAAATCCTCAAAACCATACAAATCCATCTGATCATACAACTCATCCAGCGTCACTCGCGTCACCCCCCTTCGGAACATCACTAGTAATAAACTCTTTAACAACCGGCGACTTACCGTGCTGACGAAGAAAAAACTCCACAACCTCCGCCGACTCCTCAACCGCCTGATCACCATTATACGCTAAATCACTACGATACTTAGCCTGAGAATCAACAATCTCATTCCAAATACGTTCTTTATGCTTAACAAGATGACCCTCCTGAATCCTACTCAAAGCCTCAGAAGGATCAGGAATACGATCACCAAAACCAAAAACAGGAAAAGGATCCTCAGGTCGCGGCATACGCACAAACACACACCAATCACCAGTATCCTCATTACGAGCAAACATAAGACGCTCATCATACTCGCGCACAGCACGATCAACACGATAAGCATCATAATTAACACTATTAGGCAACCATAACTTCATCAACAATCCCACTTTCTAAGAGCCTTATTAATACGACTATTAGGATCATTAGCAGTCTTAGCAGACGTAAGCCGCTTCTTCATACCACTCATACGCGCACAAAACGAACGACGACGAGCAGCAGCCTTAGGAGAGCGCTTAGCCTGCTTAGCAGAAACCGGAGGCTTAAGCGTACCCTTCTTATACGACGCACGACCCTTCGCATTCAAACCACCCTCAGGATTCTGACCCTCCTTACGAGTCCAAGCCTCCGACATAACTCACCCCCTACGACGAAAATAAAACCTACGCAACTTATACTTCCAATGAGAAAAACCACTCATTACTTACCGCCCTTCGTCTTATTATACGCACTCCAAGCAGTAGCATAAATACGCGACTTAGGCCAAGAAGGATTCTCACGCTTCAAAGCCATAACAATATCCTCAACCTTTTTAGGGCGCGGAGCCATTATGACTTCTTCCTACGACCAGCCGCAGCGCGACGCTGAAACTCCGCTTTACCCAACTTCCTACGCCCAATCCAAGCCGCAAGCGCCTTAGGATCACGCGCACCCTTACCCTTTTTCTTATCTTTAGCGGCTAGGCTCTTGACGAGCCTATCGTACTTACTCATCTCTTTAGCCATAATAGCCTCCTCAACTAAGAATAGGGAGGGGCCGAAGCCCCTCCCTAAACTAATTAGATACCAGCGTCAGGGTTACCGTCAACCTCAATACCATGAATAACGCAGTGATTGCTGCGCTTCGTAGCACCAAGATTCATGTACCGCGTCATGATAGCCTCAAAAGCATCATAACCCGACACCTGACGGAGCGTCTGACCATCCGCATCAAGGAAATGCCAGTCCTGATCCGAGAACACCTTAAGAGTGGACTCGTCAAGAATGTACATATTCCCGTACGGAGCATCAATATCCGAAATAATCGGCATCCCGCCGTACGACAGCGTGCGGAAACCAGCAGCGTAATTCAACGAAGCCGGATCCACATACTGAACCTCCTGCGACAGCAGGCCGTAGAACTCGCGCTGCACACCAAGCGTAGTAACCATCACAGTCGGCATACCACCCTCAAGACGAACAAGGTTAAGCGCCTTCTGGATCATGTCCAGCGTAAGCGTACCCGTATTCTCGGTCTGAGCATTGACGCGCTTGTTATCCCACCACGTCTTCGTAGCCGGATCAATCTCGCCGAACGCCTCCTGCCCGACCGAAACGATGCGACGAAGACCGTCAACCTCGTTCGACCGCGAACCAGTCTGCAACACACCATTATCAACGCCAGAACCCGCGCGGAACACGCGATGCGACGAAGTAGTCGAAAAAGCCGTACCACTCACCGTAATGGTAGCATTATCATAATCCACGGCAGTAATCTCACGCGCCGTAGCACCACTCTGCGAATCAACATCAGCAGTCGTGCCAATATCAACCAGCATACCAACATACAACTGGCCCTTGCGGATCGCCTCCTTGCCCTCAGCCGTATTTAACTGAACCGTCGTAGACGAAGACGTAGTACCACAATCAGCAATAATACCCTCGCCCTTCGCGTACACCTGACGCGCAAGATCCTTCTGAAGATCGTTGCGAATGCCGTCCAACTCAGACTTAAGCGCCTGAAGGAACGCACCAGCCTCGTTCTTCGTCTTAGCCATCGACGGACCCGTCACCTGAACGCGACCGTACAGGTACTTCAGATCGTAAACAGCCTTGTCGTACTCCTGATTGCCAGCAACCGGCAGAGCCGCAGCCTCAGCACGAGCACCAATGCCGCCAGAACGCGACACATGCAGCGGAACATACGCCCGCTTACCAACCAGATCCTCCGACCGCGTATTAAGACGCGCAAGAAGAAGAATCTCATTATTCAACTGCTCCGCAACAGGCCCAAGGTAATACTCCTTGAGAATGTTAGAGAGCGTAGTAAGATTAGTCCCATTAGTAAGACTCATACCTATAACACCTCCAAATTAGGAAATGTTACGAACAGCCTCCATAGCAGCCTTATGCGCATCATCCAAAGAATTAAACGCGCGACCCGGAACACTAGACGGAGCACTAGGCGCAGGAGTAGCACCATGAGGCACATTCTTAGCAGCCAAGTATCCCTGCAACATACGCTGCTGAATACCCGCATACAACTCCTGAGCAACCATAAGATCACCATCCGTCGAATAAGCAAGACTATAAATAGCCTCCACATCATCATCAGAATAATGCGGATTACTCGTACGAATAGTATTCTCCATAGCCTCCAACTCTGCCATAGTCTCCTGCTGAACCTGCATCTGCATCATCTCCTCACGGAAAACACGCATCTGCTCTAACTCAGCCGCCAACTGCGGCGGAAGCCCCTCGTAACTATTATTATTATCTGGAGTCTCGTTGAAAACCGGCTGGCTACCATCGGTTGTTCCCACATTCTGCTGAATCTGAGCCGCAACCTGCTTAGCAAACTCCGGATCAGTATTCAACGCCTGTAAGAAGCCGACTGCTTGTAACGCAGTATCAGCATCAACTCCCGCTTCGGAAAACGACTCGTACTGACGCCGCAATTCCGCAATCTCCTGAGTCTTCCGCGTATAATCACCCTGCATCGAACGATACACAGCCTGCATATCCTCAGGAAGCGTACTAGGATCAAAACCAGTAAAGGATTCAGACTCAACCTGATTGTCCTCTACAACACTCTCAACCCCAGCACTAGCCTCAGCCGCCGGAACATCATCCGGCAACTCGGACGACAACGCCTCAAGAGCGCCATCCATATCAATACCATCACTCATGGTATCCTCCCATAATCAAACGACTCCGGCTTATTCCGGTTGGTCGCTAATCATTCACAACAACACTAAGCGGCTCAATACTAACAACCTCAGCCGCGCGATCCTCCGCAGCAGCCACAAGCCCATCAGCAAAACCACTCATCAACTCCTTCATCTCATCACGAGTAGGAAGAGTATGCACAGTCTCAGTACGCTTCGTAGCAAGACCCTGAGCAAGACGAATCTTATCATCCATAATACCAACAACAGTGGCAATAGCAGACAACTGCTTCACCTCAGCATCAGGAATAAGCGCCTCCAACTTTTCCATCGCCTGCTTACGCACACGATTAGCATGATCAACAAACTCGTAAGCATTCTTACGAATCTCAGCATCCATACTCTCAGGAGGACCATCCTTCTCCCACTGCTTAGCCCAATACGCAACAGTAGCATGAGGAACACCAGTAACACGACTAGTCTCACGAATACGCTTATCACAAGCAACCCACTGCACATACGTAGCAGCCTTAGCCTTATCATCCCACTCCGTACGCTCCTGCCTACTCACCACGCACCGCCATACGCCGCTGCTCATTCACAAGTTCCTGATCAGCCATAGCCTGCTCCTGCTGCAACCTCTGCAACAACTCCAACTGCGACCGACCCAACTCGCCACCAACACCCTCAGCAGAATTCGGCTTATCCTTATTATCAATAACAACAGTATCAAGTGGCGGCTCCAACAACGTCTGCGGAGTAACATTCTTAATACCACTATTCGTAAGAATCTGACTACCGGCCGTAGGCCCAACCGCGCCACGCAACTGAAGCGAAACCTTCGGAGCCTCACCAGTCGGCGCAGCCTCAGCCTGAACAGCAGCAAGAGTCAACTCGTAATGCTTATAAAAACGATCCTTAACCTCACTAGGCAACGTCTCAAACTCAGCACTCTTCATAAACGACGCATGAGTCTCCAAATGCGCACTCTTATTCTCAAACGCCAACGGCGACAAACCAGCCTCAACACTCTGCTGCAACAACATAGGATCAATAGGAGCATCAGGATTCTGCATAATCTGCATCAACAACGCATCATTAGCCTTCTTAGCCTCCTGCTCATTCACAACCCCACCATCAAGCAACACATCATGCTCACGAAGCGCCTGCTCCTCATCAGCCTCAAACTGCATCTGCAACGACTTAAAATCAGCCATATCAAGATACTTATACGCCTTCGTAGGCGACAACAAGCCCATCTGCATAAGTTGCATCACACGAGCCTGACGCCCCGCGCGAGTCCTCGGCAAACCAGAACCAGCCTCAACCTTAACACTAACACCCTTAATAAGATCAGCATCCTCAAACCGCTCAACCTTAGGCTTAGAACCAGAACCAGTAATAATCATCGTACGAGGCTCATTATAATACTGCTGAGCCAACTGCAACATCAAATTACCAGCACGCTCCAAACTCTTCTCCATCATCATAATCTGCGGAGCCAAACGATCAGTAGCCGCCTCTTGAAGAAGATCAATAGCCACACCAGCCTCAACATTCGGAGGAACACTACCCTCAACAATCTCATTAAGGCCAAATACATCCTTCAAACGATTACCCAAATCACGCAAATGCTCAAACACATACGGAGGAAGCGAAGGAATCGGAATACTCTCAGGAACCTTACCCGCAACAGGATTATACTCAAAAATAGCACCCGGCTCATCCGTCATCCGCTGCCGCAAAGAACCAACCGGAGCCAACATCTGAGGCTTCAACGTAAGATTCTTATACTCAATAACCTGCGACAACGAACGATTCAACTCCTTCTGAAGCGGAATAGCCTGCTCAACAACAGACGAATCCCACAACTGGCCCGGAACACGCATACCCGGAAACTTCACAAGCGGCAACTCCTCAAACGGATACGGCCACGGAGCATCATACAACACAATACTAGGATCCTTCGTAAACACAACAAAACGACCTTCAGGATACTTACCGCCCGGAACAAAATACCCGTAATACACAACACGCACATTCTCCTGCGTCTTCGACTCATTACTACCAAACGCGCCCGGAAGAGTCTCATCAGGATACTTATTTACAGCATTAGGCTTCAACTTAACACCATAACGCTCAAAAATCTCATCACTCGTCATAGGGTGCACACAAAACGCATACTTACAATCCTCAAACACACTAGCAGAATCATCAAGAAGCACATCAAACGGAGACAACACATCAACACGAATCTCACCCTGAAACACACGCTTCTCAAACATCGAATCATCAATCCCAGCCGCCTCAAGATTCTGCTTAAAATAATACTCAACCATAGGATCAACAATAGGCATACCATTAGGATCAAGCGTAACCCGCATCCCCGGACCAGCCTTATCATCCCAAGTAATCTTCCAAAACCCATTACCAGCAATAATACCCCACATCATCGCCTCTTCCCGCTTCTCAGTCAAATGAAACTCATCCCACCAATAATCAAGAAGATTCTCAGCAATCTCCGTCGCCTTCTGCGCCTCATACGACGCCTGACCCGGAGTAGCAAAAAACTGAGGCTTAGACTTAACAAGCCTACTAAGAAGACTCATAGTATTAGGAGCAATCTGATTCGACACCAACCGCACACGATACCGTGGCTTATCACCATCATCCGTAGGAAGAGACTCAATACGACGCGAACGACGATTATAAAACACATACTGCTTACCCTTATAAAACGACAAATTCAACTTCCACTGCCGCTCCATAAGATCACGCTGACGCGACAACTCATCGACACGCTTAACGAGACTAGCCGCCGAAGCAAAACCAGTCGGAACATCCTCCGAATAATTATAACCAGCCTCTTCCAAACCAGTCCCCCTTATAATAATTCAAGATCCGACGGCATCAAACCAGTCTTCTCAAGAAGATCCTTATACTCCTGAGGAGACACAATGCCCTGATTCAAAGCCCAATCAAGATCCTGCTCATCCTCACTTACCCTTAGATGCCCCAGAGGCACGTCGCTTAGCGGGCTTGCTCCCTCCAGTCTTAACCTCTCCAACCGGAGTCTCTCCTCCTCCAACGCTAGCATCCGCTCCGTCCACGACCTTTGCGTCTCCAGAATCTCCTGCATCACGCTTAACAACATCATATCCTGCCTGCTCCGCCAACCAAACAATCGTAGCCTCCTTCAACATACGATTACGCCCATTCCGCATAAAAGGAGAAGGACGATTCCTAATACCAGTATCAAAAACAGTCTCACCCGGAAAAATACGCTCACCAGTAATAGCATCACCAGCATTAGCGCCCGTCTTAACAAAACCAGCCATAATCACCACATACTCCCCATAAATTCGTCAACAAAAGCATCTTCCTTCTTACCACTAGGACGATCCGCCAAAACCCAATCCGGCAAACCACTCTCCTCAGAAGGAGGAGGAGAAAACTCACCCAACAATGCACCAGCAGTACGAAGAGCAATTTCCATACTATCTAAACAGTCATCCTTAGGCGTACGAAGAGCAGAATCATAATCAACCCACTCCTGAATAAAATCAGCATGATCCTTCTTAATCTTCACCTTACCAATCCTAAACAAAGGACTCATAGCAAGAATACGCTCCCACTTCTTACCCTTCGCAAACAAAGGAACAACCGGCGGCATCGTTTGCAACCTTTCAGTCTGCTGCACGAGTGCCGCCTGATAAGCATTAGACTCAATACCAATAATCTCTGGCTTATGCTTAATATAATACTCCTCAATCTTCAGGAGTTGTTCTGCAAAGGGAATTCTCGCCGCATACTGCTCTAGTAGAAACACTTCGTTAGAGTCTGATACCCCGATTATGGTGATTACGAACCTGTCAGCGTTGGCTGAGAGGCTGATCGCCGGGTCTACTCCCATATATTTTCGCAGTTTCAGCGGCTTTCCTTCATTATCAATAAGATCCTCGTGCGTATAGTAGTGCAGCCAGTCTCCGGCAAGGTCTTTGCCCGCCATACTGTCAAAACTCGCCATATACTCTTGTGCGAATAGCAGCGGATGATACCTAGACTGCACATACTCCCACTCTTCGCGCTTAAAATAAGGATTATCAATGCTACGATACTCTACGCGACTATTATTCTTGTCTTTACGAGCATCATTACTAAAAAACTCTTCGTAAAACCAGTTTTTCTGGTTTGGCGTGGTCGTTGTAATCAGCAATCCTTGCTTATCGGACAAGGATGGTCGGATAACGCCCCACGACTCGTCGCTTTTAATGAAAGCGGCCTCGTCCATCCAGAGAATATCAAGCCCCGCGCCGCGAAGAGACTGCGGATCCTCAGCAGATTTGAACTCTACGAGGCTTCCATTCTCAAATTCGAAGCGAAGACCACCCTTATTCTCTTTAACTTCCTTGCCAATTGTAAGACCAGCCTTAATACAAACATCTCTGAACGTAAGATACGACGGGCGGCCCACCTTATACGACGCGGACAGCGCCCAAACCCACAAAGAAGCATTATTTTTCTTCCCATGAGCATCCAAATGGAATTGTTCAGGGTGCAAACAGTAGAATAATACCTCCCAAGCGGCACTAAGAGTCTTACCTCCGCGACGACCAGCCACAAGATGCCTAAAACGAGTAAGAATCTTATCATTCTTATCCGTATGGAATAAAACTTGGTAGTAGTGCGGCGCGTAACCCTTTGATAAGAACCAACCCATCTTCTCAGGAAACTCTAAAATAAGATTCTCTACCGTCTTAGCAGACAGTTTTTCCGAATCATACGAGTAATTACCCACAATAACTCCTTAATGGGGCCGATGATCCCCACACTTAGGACACTTAGAATAATAATGCGGATTATCAACATCACACGAATGACAATACCAAGGCTCTTTCTTAACCTCTTTAATGCGCCGCTTAGGCTGAACATTAGAACCAAACATCACAAACCTCTTACTTCTTAATAATATAATTTAATGTTAAATACGGAATAATATCTTGAGGAGTATTAACATCACCACCAGTATTAACAATACTAGACGCAGAGTGACCGTGCGTTAAATCATTACCATTTACACTAATACCAGTACCACCATTTAAAGCCCCACGACCATCAGCAACATCTAACGTATACGCACTACCAACAATAGGCCGCACAACACTAATACTACTACCAGAACCTTGGGTAATATTACCCGTACCAACACGAACATAATGCGTATGCCCAGAATCATTAACCGTATGCGAATGACCCGGATTAGTATTATTAACCGTCGTAGAAACACTATGCTTATGTTCAGGACGACGATAAGCAGCAGCAATACTGTCAGAATCGCCAAGAGTATCAACACTAGCATGAGGGCCTAAACCAACAACAGTACGCCCTCTCAAATCAGGAACACCCAACCAACCAGCAGGCTGCATCAAATCATACAAAGGATCACCACTACTCAAACCAACCGTAGCCCAATCATCACCATTACACGGCAACCAACCAAGAGGAACATTAGAAGAAGCGCCGCCAAAAGGAACAACCATACCCGTAGGAGTATACGCATGTCCAGTACGCAAAACATCAACCAAATCCTGCAAATCCTGCAAAGCATTCTTAACATCCACAAACTGAGAAGCCAACACATCCGCACCAGCAACAACACCACTCAAATCAGTAACCGCCGACCCAGCAGTAGAATACAAATCACTTAACTTAACTAAAACATCATCCCCAATAAGATCATAAGACACCCGCACACACCCCCAATCAAAAAAATAGTCCTACACTAATAATAACGAACAAAACCACAAAAAAGTGACATCAAAACACAACAATTAACAAAACCTTAACACAAATACACCAAAACAAGCCAAAACCATACTGTACAAAAAATATATGCATAGTAATTATATGTATGTGTGGGGGTCATAACGGGGGTACGCATGTGCGTATATGCATATGCGCCTGAAGGATTTTACAAGGTTTTACAGGGGGTGGTACCTATAGACTGTGTAGTATTTGACTACGAGATTTTACATCGAACATTATAGTAATATAATACTCTATAGAGTATTGTATTACTATCAGCCTATAGTATTACTATAGTATACTATAGTAATACTATATTATACTAATCTATGATTAGTATGTTTATTTGGCTAGAATCTACATATTATACTAGATAGTATATCTAGTAAAATATGTGTAGAATACTGGGTTTGTTGGTACTATCACTACTTTGTAGTGATTGTACGGGTTAGACTACCTTTGGTAGTCTAGTGTTAGTCTTCTTAGTTAGTTACTAAATAAGTGCCTTTGGCATTATTTAGTCTAACTATAGAAGACTGTTTATACTCTCTAATCCTATGATTAGAGAGTATAGGGATGGTTGCCGAGAAACCACTATTCCCTTTCAGAAGTTATACTCTCTTCGTTTACGAAGAGTATAACTTCTAGAAAGGAAAGTAGATGACGACTGACGAGATGATTGCGAAGATCGAGAGCCTCTCCGCCGAGGACCTCGCTGCGCTCCGCTCCACGCTCAGCATGGACGA